GCTTTGCTGACATCGTTCGTGGTATGCACCTATATGGTCGTAAGATCCTTCGTCCAGAAGCAATCGTTACTGCCAAGTACAACGCAGCGTAAGGGAGGATATACAATGGCTTTACAATCCGTAACTCGCATTGAGACCGCAGAGCTTGCTTTCGGTTCTCTTACAACTAGTTCAACTCACGACATCGGTACGGTTCCAAATAACTGTGTAATTCTTGCCGCTGGTGCTGAGTGTACTTCAGCTGCTACTATTGGTGGTGCCAATGCAGTAAGCTTTGGTGTAACAGGTGGTGACACCGATCTGTTGGGAACAGCAGACATCAATGGTGCAAAAACTTTGGGTGCCTCTACTACTACAGTAAACGGTATCACAAATGTTACTACTGCAGCTACTACAATCACTGCTTTAACTGCAGCAGCAAACGCACCTTCAGCAGGTTCGTTTAAGTTCTTTGTAGTGTATGCCCCTATGGGTGCTACAGGAGCAGCTGCTGAAGTAGATCGTGATCTACTAGCATAAACAAACTTTAGGGGCTGCTTTCGGGTGGCCCCTTTAGCACATCTAAATGATACTCAAGGCTAAAAATAAATTATCTGATTGGAACGTTAGGGTATTCAACATAAGTGAAGTATATTCACAAATGGATGAAGCTGCTTTATTAGACAGAAATTTTTTAGCTGCTATAAAGAAATCACTAGATGACAATGGAATGCTTTGGCCTCCTATAGTTTGGACACAAGAAACTTTTTTGGTTTATTGCCAAGAGCAACCACACAGACAAGACCCTAACAAACTTGTAGACACAAACTTAAAGTATCGTTGTGCTATAGGAAATAATAGATTTAACTACGCTAAAGAAAATGGATATACACAAATAGAATGTGTTTACGTTCCAACTTGGCAAGATAAAGACACAGTTCTAGAAACAACTAGAATGGAATACTGTGTAGACTTTTAAAGAGGAAATCCAAACATGGGCGTTACAACAGCAATGTGCAACAGTTTTAAACAAGAGTTACTTGGTGGTATCCATGATTTGGACACTCATGTAATAAAACTTGCACTTATTAAAGCTTCCCCTACAGAAAATTATGGGGCTGCTACAACTACATACGATGGTGCTAGTGGAGGAGATGGTACATCATTGACCCAAGGCACAAATGATGAAGCTACAGGTACTAATTACAGTGCAGGTGGACAAACATTAGATAGCGCAAGTATTAGCCTATCAGGTTCTACAGCAATTGTAGACTTTGCAGATGAAGTGTTTTCAAACGTAACAACATCAGCAGATGGTTGTCTTATTTACAATTCATCAGCATCTAATCGTGCAATTGCAGTAATTAGTTTTGGTGGTACAGTAAGTGCTACAGCAGGTGATTTAACAATTGAATTTCCACCAACAGGCGGTGGTTCTCCCGATAGTTCAAACGCAGTAATTCGTATTGCCTAAGAGGTAAGCTATGGCTATAGTAGCAGCTTCAGCACGTTATGGTACAGGGGTATATGGAACATCAAGTTATGGTGTTATAAATATATCAACCACCCTTACTGGTGTAGCAGCTACAGGTGCTATAGGCACAGTAGAAGATCAAACTACTGAAAGACTAGACAGTGTAAGTGCAATAGGTACAGTACAAGCACTTGCTCAAGTTAAGGTCAGTGAAAGACTAGATAGCGTTAGTGCCACAGGCACAATTAATACGCTTCAGATCAATAACAAATTTACACTTGCAGGTGTATCTGCTACAGGAGCAATAGAACCTGTATCTGCTGGTGGTTTTGAAATTGACATCAGTGAACGTATTACAGATGGTGTTAGTGCTACAGGTGCAGTACAGGCATTATCTCAAGTTAAAGTTAGTGAAAGACTTGCAAGTGTAAGTGTTACTGGTACAATAGCTGCAATTACACCACATGCAAATTCACAGATAACACTTTCTTCAGTATTTGCTACGGGTCAAGTAAACGATGTAGAAGATCAAACTACAGAACGGCTTGATAGTGTAAGTTCAACTGGCTCTGTAGGAAGTGTAATAACAGCAGTATCAGAACGTTTAGATTCGACATCAGCTACAGGAACTATAGGAAATATAACTACAACTGCAGTAATATTTGACTTCCAAGCTGTAAGAGAACAGTATAGCCGTAGACGTACAGTTTACATAGCAGAGGCAGCATAATGTCTACTTCAGCATCCAGAACAGTACGTGTACCAGAAGAAAACAGGTTAGTTTTTATACCTGCTTTTGACTCAAATAGGACAGTAAGAGTGCCACAAGAAAATAGAATAGTTTTTATAGAAAGACAGTCTACTTCTGCAGAACGAACTGTGTACGCAACTGAGGATTAAATATGAGTTTTCGTTGGCCTAATAAAGACCCAGATGAACAATTAGATTATAGTGTAGATTGGTCAAGATTTCTTGGAAGTGCTACTATTAGTTCAGTTACATGGTCTGTAAAATCTACTGCATATGATACTAAAACTACATTGGCTGCAGGTCAAACACTTACTGTTGCGTCTGGTTCTGCAACTACTGATAATATACAAAACGTATCTCAGACTAATACAAGTACAGTAGCGACTATAAACATTGGTGGCGGTACAAATAATATTGAGTATACTTTCTTTTGTAATATGGTCGATAGCACTGGAAGTCAAGCAGAACGCAGTATTAAGTTACGAATAAAGGAACGTTAAATGCCTTATGATTATCTTGGTCTAGTAAATGACGTAAACCGTAGACTGAATGAGGTAGAACTTACTTCTTCTAACTTTGCTAATGCTACTGGTGAATATAGTATGATTAAAGATGCAGTCAACTCTGCTATTCGGTATATTAATCAGCAGGAATACGAGTGGCCTTTTAATCATGTAGAGGCAGAAGAGACATTAACTGCTGGTACAGTTCGTTATGCTTTTCCTGCAGATGCAAAAACAATTGACTTTGATAGCTTTCGTATTAAAAGAAATGACACTTTTAACAATGCAACTAAAAAACTTAACTTAATGAGTTATGAAGAGTATTTAGAAAAATATGTAGATTACGAATACAATACTAACACCAATGTGCGAGCTTTACCTGAGTATATCTTTAGAACTCCTAATCAAGAGTTTGGTGTAATAGCTCCTCCAAATAATGCCTATGAGCTGGTATATGAATACTATAGGCTACCTGTAGATTTAATTAATGCTACTGATGTTCCTAGTATACCTGAACAATTTAGATACATAATTGTAAATGGTGCAATGCATTTTGCTTATATGTTTAGGGGAGAGGGTCAAGAAGCTGCTATGATTCAGCAAAGGTTTGATTCTGAAATTAAACAAATGAGAAGTCTTTATATTAACCGTTATGATTATTTAAGATCAACGGTAATAAATCAAACAAACTCTTCTTATAGCACTATTAGGGTTTCTTAATACATGCCATCAACTCGACAAACATACCCTGTAGAGTTTAAGGGTGGACTTGTTACTAATATGAGTCCTTTGCAGCAGGGTATTAATGCTCCAGGTTCTGCTAGAGTGCTTAAAAACTTTGAGCCATCTATTGAGGGTGGTTATCGTAGGATTGAAGGGTACACAAAATACAACAATAGTATTATACCACCGTATGGTGCTCCTGTAGTACATGGAGCTAGTCAATCTGGCACTACTCTTATTATAGGTAATATACACCAAACACCAGAGGCAGGTGATACACTTACAATAGATGGTGTAACAGGTACATATACTATTGCATCAGGTGGTATAACATATGATGCTACAAACAATAGAGCTACATTAACACTTGAGACTTCTCTTGCTAGTTCTCCTGCAAACGCAGCAGCAGTTACATTTGCCACAACAACCAGTAACTATCTTATGCTTGGTTGCGGTGTATTCTTAGACAGAGTTATTGTTGCTAAAAATGATGATCTTTTTAAAGTATCTTCTAGTACAATAACACACATCAATGTACCTAACTATGGTACTGTGCTTGTAAATGGTGCATCACAAACTGGCTCAAGTCTTATTGTTGATGGTTTAACTGCAGCTCCTCAAGCAGGTGATGTATTTAAAATTGCTGGTGTTGATCTTGTATATACTGTAACTTCAGACGCTAGTGTAAGCTCTGGTGGTGCTACATTAGCAATAAACCCTGCATTAGCTAGTTCACCAGCAGACAATGCTGCAATAACTTTTTTAAGTACATCACGAGAAAGTGCTGGTAAAACTAGATTTGCACGGTATAACTATACAGGAACAGAAAAAATTGCCATAGTAGATGGTACTAACGTTCCTGCATTATATGATAACAGTACGTTTACTGCACTGAATGATGCCCCTACAGATGTTAATGGTGCAAGTTTTGTAGTCAACTTTAAAAACCAACTGTTCTTTGGCAAAAGTAATTTATTAACTTTTACTGCTCCATACACAGATAATGACTTTACAGCGGCTGCAGGTTCTGGTACAATATCTTTAGGAGCAACAATAACAGGTCTGATTGTATTTAGACAACAGTTAATTATATTTACCGAAACATCTATAATGCAGTTAGTTGGTAACACCATTGCAGACTTTAACCTGCAACCGATAACACTAGACATTGGGTGTGTAGACACAGATACAATACAAGAGGTTGGTGGTGATGTAATGTTCTTAGGACCAGACGGTTTAAGACTACTAAGTGGTACAGATCGTATTGGTGACTTTGGACTTGGAAACGTATCCAAGACAATACAGAAAGAAGTGACAAGTTTTATTTCAACTAACACATCTTTTGCAAGTGTAGTTATTCGTAATAAATCTCAGTATAGAATATTAGGTTA